GCCGCTCATCGTCACCGTCGACGCCGCCGGCATTGCCGCCGCCGCGGCGGCCGCCCTCGCACCGAATCCGCCGGCCGCCTCGGCCGAGCCCACCCCGCCGGCGGATGCCGGTAATCCCACCGGAGACACCACCATGCCCACCGCGCTCACCCCCGAACAGAAGCAGGCACTGGCTGCCCGCCGCGATGCCATCCGTGCGCAGTTCGCCACGTTCGAATCGCGTACTGATCTGGACCAGGCCGCGCTGGCCACCCTGCGCCAGTCGTGCGAAGACGACACCGACATGACCGCCGAGCAGGCCGGCGCCAAGCTGCTGGCGTTCCTCGGCAGCGCCACCCCGGCCACGCCCAGCGCCGCCGGCGCACCGGCCGCTGCGTCCACCGGCTCGCTCACGCAGGACGAAACCGTCACCTACCGTGAGGGCGCATTCAACGCGCTGCTGCATCGTGCCAACCCGTCCGCGCACAAGCTGGAAGGCGCAGCCGCCCAGTTCCGTGGCATGGACCTGATGGACATGGCGCGCGATTCCGTCGAGCGTGCCGGCCACCGCACCCGCGGCATGTCCAAGCAGGAAATCGCGGTCAAGGCGCTGCAGTCCACCAGCGATTTCCCGGCCATCCTCGGCAACACCGTCAACCGCAGCCTGCGCGCGGGCTACGATGCCGCCCCGCGCACCTTCCTGCCGTTCTCGCGCCAGGCCACCTTGCCGGACTTCAAGGAAATCAGCCGCGTGCAGCTGGGAGGTGCACCCTCGCTGAAGCGCGTGGTGGAAGGCGGCGAATACGAGCAGGGCAGCATCGGCGAAGGTGCCGAGAAGTACCGCGTGCACAAGTACGGCCGCATCGTCGCGCTGACCTGGGAAACCATCGTCAACGACGACCTGGACGCACTGAGCCGCATCCCGTTCGCCTTCGGTGCCAGCGCCTCGGATCTGGAATCCGATCTGGTCTACGCTATTCTCACCAACAACCCGGCCATGGCCGATGGCGTTGCCCTGTTCCACGCCAGCCACGGCAACCTGGGCACCGCGGCCAAGCTGGCCGATGCGCTGGACCCGAGCAAGGACAACCCGCTGGCCGCCATGCGCAAGGCCATGCGTCTGCAGAAGGGCATCGATGGCCGCTATATCACGGTCAACCCGCAGTTCCTGATCGTGCCGCCGTCGCTGGAAGAAGTGGCGCTCAAGGCCACCAACGCCGCCATCGTCGCCGCCAAGGGCGTGGACTTGAACGTCACCGGCGTGACGCTCACCCCCATCGTGGAGCCGCGTCTGGAAGACGGTAGCGCCACTGCATGGTTTGGCGCCGCATCGCCGGGCGTCATCGACACCATCGAGTACGCCTACCTGGAAGGCCACGAAGGCGTGTTCACCGAAACGAAGCAGGGCTTCGAAGTCGATGGTGTGCAGGTCAAGTGCCGGCACGTCTTCGGCGCCAAGGCCATCGACCACCGCGGCTTCTTCATGAACGCCGGCCTGGCGTGATCGGCGCTGGGTGCAGGCATGCCTGCACCCCCGTAGTGCGGAACCACTTCCCCATCTTCAGAGGCCAACCCAATGAACAACGCTCATTCCAGCGGCGACACCATCCAGGTGCCCGCGCCGGCCGCCGTCACCAGCGGCGTGCCCTTCATCCTCGGCGCCTTGCTGGCCGTGCCGGTGACCACCGCCGCTTCTGGCGAACTGGTCGCTGCGCAGATTGAAGGCGCCTTCACCTTCCCGAAGCTGAGCACCGCGGTCATCACCGCCGGCGCCAAGCTGCATTGGGATGCCTCCGCGGGCGAGTTCATCGTCGCGGCCAGCGCCGCCGGTGACCTCGAGAACTGCGCCGTCGCAATTGCTGCCGCCGGCAACGGCACCGCCACCGTGGTGGCCAAGCTGTTGCCCGGAGTCGGCGCCGTCAAGGCTGCTTGATCAACGCCCACCACTGCACACATAAGCCCGGGTGGCGTGTGCGGTGGTGGGGCTTCCAACTGATTGTAGGGGGACACCGTGAGGCTGGACGAGCTGACCGACATGGCAAACACCACGCACAACGTAGCGGGCACCGTCGCCAAGGTCTCCACCTACGGTGGCAGCGCCGGTGCCGTGCTGTTCGGGCTGACTGCAAACGACATCGCTGCCTACAGCGGTGTAGCCATTGGCTTGATGGGCATTGGCATCACACTGTTCTACAAGCGTCGCGAGGATCGCCGCTCCGCCCAGCGGCACGCGGCTGAGATGGCCCGACTGAAGCGGGAGACCGATCACCATGTCTGAACGCAGTGCCACCTCTCCGGTGCGCATCGCCGTTGCTGCGCTCGGCCTGAGCATGGCTGGGTTCATCGGCATCACGATGAAAGAGGGCTACACGGACAAGGCCGTCATCCCCACCAAGGGCGATGTGCCAACCCTCGGTTTCGGCTCAACCGTTCATGAGGATGGCCGCCGCGTGCAGCTTGGCGACACCACCACGCCGGTGCGCGCCCTGCGCACCGCCCAGGCGCACATTGCCCGCGACGAAGCCACGTTCCGCGACTCGCTGGCAGGCGCTTTCCTCACGCAGGGCGAGTACGACCTGTACCTCGATTTCACCTACCAGTACGGCATCGGCAACTGGAGGCAGTCCGGCATGCGCCGCAACGTGCTCGCCGGCAATTACACCGCCGCCTGCGATGCGCTGCTGGGCTATCGTTTCGCCGCCGGCTACGACTGCAGCACCACCATCAACGGCCAGCCCAACAAGCGCTGCTGGGGCGTGTGGGCTCGTCAACAGGAACGCCATGCAAAGTGCCTGGCCGAGCAGGTGGCGCAATGATCGTCCGCATCCTCACCGGCGTGCTGCTCGTGCTGCTGGCGGTCATCGTCTGGCAGCGCGGCAGCGTGTCCATTGCCCACCGCGCCGCCGATATGGCTGCCGCTGCACGTGAGGCAGCAGAAAGTGACCGCGACAGCGCCCGTGCCGAGTTGGCCCAGGCGCAATCCGTCATCACCACCGAGCGCGCCAACGCGACCAAGGCAAACGCCTTGGCGGCCCAATACGAAAAGGACAAAGCTGATGCGCAAGCTGCATCTGATCACCTTGTTGCTGAGCTGCGCGACGGCAACCAGCGCCTGCACCAGCGCTGGCAAGCGTCCATCGCCACCAGCGAACTGTCCGCAACCGCCGCAGCCGCCCGCCTCACTGATGGTGGAGCCGACGACAGGTATCAAAGTGCGGGCCGAGTTATTGGCGCCGCAGATGCCTGCGATACACAAGTAAGGGCGTTGCAGACCTTCGCACGTGTGTGCAGTGGGGGTGGCCCGTGAGCCTGATCCGCATCGCAGTGGATGCTGACAACATGCTGGCGCGGCAGTTCACCGAGTTGGAACAGAAGAACCTACCGTTCGCGGTCATCCAAGCCTGCAACGCCACGGCCGTTGAGATTCGGGACGTGTGGGCGCGCAACGCAGACCGCGTGTTTGATCGGCCCGTTCCGTTGACGCGTCGCGCGGTGCTATATCGGAAGGCAGGCAACCTCGGCGGCCTTCAGCGTGATGGCTTTACCTCGACCAGTAGGAATTACGCAGAGGTGTTCATTCGGGACGAGGCGAGCAACGGCACACCGCCCGCGAAGTACCTGATTCGGCAAGTCGATGGTGGTACGCGTCGCAAGAAGGGTTTTGAAATTCTGCTGCAGCAGAAGGGTGCCATGCCTGCCGGCATGTTTGCGGTGGCGGGTGAGGGTGCTCCGCTGGACCGCTTCGGCAATGTGCGTGCCGGGCAGGTAAGCAAGATCCTGTCGCAGATGGGCGCCCGGCAAGATCCGTTGCAGAACCAGACTGACGCCAGCGTCAAGCGTCGCGGGCGACGGAAGCGTGGCGGTGACTATTTCGCCCTGCACCAGAAGCGCGGCCGTTTGCTGCCGGGCATCTATGAGCGCATCGGGTTCGCCTTCGGCTCTGCGGTCCGCAGCATCTTCATCTTCACCCGTGGCGCCAGCTACAAGCCCCGCTACAACATCTTTGCCCTGGCGCAGCGGGCGTGGGACAAGCTCATGCCGTTCCACTTCAACCGCGAGTTGGCCAAGGCGCTGGAGTCGTCGAAGTACCGGGGGGGGCGATGAGTCAGAAGGCCTTCCTGCAAGACTTCGATGCCATGGCCGTGGGCTGCTTTGCCAGTGCCGGCATGGCGGATGCGGCCCAGTACACGGGGCCTGACACTGGGGCTGCGATCGTCGATTGCACCGTCTTGGTGGACCGCGGCACGCAGGCCTGGGGCGAGGACGGCATGCCGGTCGCCCTGGGCGAGGTGACGGTTGCGTTCCAACGTACCCAGGTGGACCCGCAGCGCGGCGGCATCGTGGTGGTGGATGGTGACACCTACCGCCTCACCGACAAGCTAAAAGACGACGGCTCGCTCGCCCGTTGGCTGGTGGTGCCGAATGTCTGAGCTCACCGCGCGCCGCCAGCTGCTGGATGCCTTCGTGCTCAACCTGCAGCGCATCAATGGCGCACCTGCCTACCGCACCACGGTGGGTAGCGTTGCCACTTTGGAGCCGGGCCAGTTGGACCCGGAGCGCGTCGAAGATGGCCTGGCCGTGTACGTCGAGAAGCAGGAGCGCGCCACGGATCCTGCCGTCATGCGCACCCACCGCCTCACCACGGTCGCAGTCGTGGTCAAGCGCAAGGGTGGCGCAGCTGCCGAAGCGGCGCTGGATGCCGTCATCGATGACATCGAGCGAGCTGTCGAGGACAGGCAGCAGACCTGGCCCGTCGGCTTCAGCAAGCCTGAATACCAATCCATGGAGCCGCTGCGGGCTCCTGCCGGCGCCGATTGGATCGGCGCGCTGCTCCGCTACACCACCCACATTCCCAAGCTCACCCGTTAACCGCCGCCCCGCGGCATACCTGGAGATACACACATGAACGACCACAGCTACCTGGGCAGCGGCGAACTCTTCATTCGCGAGTACGGTGCGGCCGCGCCCTTCGTCTCCGTTGGCAACTGCTCCGCGCTCACCCTGAGCCCGCAGGGCGAGAAAAAGACCCTGGCCGACCACACCCAGCCGGGTGGCGGCGTGCGCAATGAAGTGGAGCGCCTTACCGGTGTTGAGTTGGCCTACACCTTCCACGATTTCGCGGCCGAGAACTTTGCACGGGCCCTGCGCGCAACCAGCAGCAGCGTGGTGGCGGGCAACGTGGTGGATGAGGAAGTGGTGGCCTACAAAGGCGGCTATACGCCACTGGCCAAGCTGGCCACCAGCATCACTGCGGTGAAGGACCCAGCCGGTGCCACTACCTACGACGTGGGCGACGACTACGTGTTCCAGAACGGTGGCATCTTCATCCCGGCAAGCAGCTCCATTCCCGTTCCGGCCAGCGGTGCGCCAAACATCAAGGTCAGCTACGTCAACCCCGCGCAGACCACCGTGCAGGCGCTGGTCAACTCCGCCAAGCAGTACGAAGCCCTGTTCGTCGGCCTGAACGAGGCACAGAGTGGCAAGGCCGTGCGCATTCGCGTGCACAAGATGAGCGGCGGCTTGATGCAGCAGCTTGGCCTCATCGGTGACGAGTACGGCGCCGGTGAGGTGTCGGGCTCGCTGCAGGCCGATACCAGCAAGGGTGCCGGCGAGTCGCGTTACTTCGTGGTCGAGCAGGAGGTGGTGGCTTGATCCCCTCCGTAGACACGGATGTGGGTGTGCTGGCTCCGGCCAGTGCATCTGTGGATTTCGCCGGGAAGAAGTTGGACATCAGGCCGATTCCTGTTGGCCGGATTCCCTTGCTCATCCGTACCGCGCGTCCGGTTGTCCAAGCGCTGATTGGCAATAACGTGCTCACCGGCGAAGGCGACGAGCTGGACATCGATGTGATGCAGATCGTCGACCTGATGGGCGATCACGGCGAGCAGTTCTTCGATGCGTTGTCGCTCGCGGCCGGTGTGTCCGTCGCTGACGTGGAGGCCGCTAACCTCGATGACGTGGTGCGCCTCACGCAAACCTGCCTGCGGGTGAACCGGGATTTTTTTACGCAGAGCGTCGCGCCGCTCCTGGCCGGCATGGCGCAGCGGTTGCCTGGAGTTGGGCTGACGCCCTCCAGCTCCTGATCGAGCAAGGGCACAGCTTCAGCGACATCAAGCAGTACACGCTCGGCCAGCTTCGGGCCTTCACCGAAGCGGCCGAGCGCAGCCGGCGCAGGAGGCTCGCGGATGACGCGGTAACCGCGCGCGCGGCGCAGTACGACGGCAAAGACTTTTCGGCATACCTCAAAGGGCTCACTGGCTGATGGCTACCAACCCTAACTTGCGTGTACGCATCTCGGCAGACCTCGCAGATATCAAGCAAGGCTTGGCGGTGCTGCGTGGCGACCTGCGCAAGTTGAAGGATGACGCCGCGCGCTCCGGCCCGAACACGTCCAGCTGGGTGGCCGGGCTGAAATCCGCCCGCGCACAGCTGGTCGGGTTTGTCGCCGCCTACGCCTCGCTGCGCACGCTGGGCTCGCTGGCCAAGGTTTCCGACGAGGCCGCCGGCATAACTGGCCGCCTTCGCCTTGCCACGAAAAGCCAGGAGGAGTTCAACGCCGCGCAGGATGAAACCTTCGATATCGCCCAGCGCACGCAGGCCAGCTGGAAGGAAACCGTAGCGCTCTACAACAAGGTCTCGCAGTCCGCGGACCAGGTGGGGCTGAGCCAGAAGAAGCAGCTCGAGCTGACGGAAGCCGTATCGATGGCGCTGGCCATCTCCGGTAGCACCGGCGAAGAATCTGCCGGCGTCATGCGCCAGTTCGGCCAGGCGTTGGGTAGCGCCCGCGTGCAAGCGGAGGAGTTCAACTCCATCAACGAGGGCGGCCAGCGCATCGTGCAAGCGCTGGCCAAGCACCTCGGCATTGCCAGTGGACAGGTGAAGGCCTACGTCAGCGCCGGCAAGGTGAGCAATCGTGATCTCGCCCAGGCGCTGCTGAAGGATCAGGCGGACTTGCGTGCCGAGTACGAGAAGATGCCGAAGACCATCGGCGGCGCCTTCGTCCAGATCCGCAACTCGTTCGTGCGCTTCGTCGGTGACCAGAACGAGGCCACGGGGTCGGCGCAGGCGTTCGTGACGATCCTGCGTGATATCGCCAACGACCTGCCGCAGTTCTTCAAGCCCATTCTGGAGCTGATGCAGCAGGTGGCCTCCAACCTGCGTGATACCGAATCCGCCGCCGATTCCCTCGGCAAGAAGACCAGCTGGTTGGCCGGTGCGGGTGAGTTCCTCGCGAATGTGTTCCGCGTGCTGGCTGCGGCCGGCATCGTTGTGAAGAACGTCGTGGAGATCATCACGGTTGTGCTGGCTGCGCTCGGCACCACGGGTTTCAAGGTAGCCGAAGGGCTGGTGAAGTACCTAGGCGGCGCATTCCGCAACATCGCCAACACCTGGCAGACGTTGAAGGACGAAGGCCCGGTGGCCGCGGTGAAGGCGTATGCGGCCGGCGTTGGCGGGATCATGGACGATCTCACCGCGCAGCAGCAAAGCATGGTGGCTGGGTTCCAGGCAGCCAGCGACATGATCCGCAGCGACGCCAAGGACCTGGCCCGCGGCGTGACCGGGTTGTTCGCGCAGATCGACGCGACCACCGCACGGGTGCGCGGCAAGGCATCGGAAGAGAGTGGCGACGGTTCGGGCGGCGGTGGCGGTACCGGCGGCGCCGGCAAGGCCGTGGCGGCCTCCAACGCATTGATGCGTGATTCCGTAACCCGGGCGCTGGCTGAGCTGGATCGGCTGTATGCCGAGAACGAAATCGGCATGCGCGAATACTTCGCCACCCGGCTGGAGCTGCAGCAGCAGTCGATCGATCTGCAGATTGCACAGGCGCAGGCCGAATTGGCCGCGACGAAGGACGCCGGCAAGCGCCAGAAGCTGGAAGAGCAGATCACCATCCTGCAGCGCGACCGCGCGGATATCGCGGTGAAGGGTGCGCAGGAACAGGGGAAGGCGGAGGAAGAGCTCGCCAAGTCGCTGGGGGATGTGCAGCTGAAGCTGATGGAGTTGGACGGCCGCACCGGTGACGCCGAGCGTGCAAAGCTGGAAACCGAATATCAGGATCTCTTCAAGCGGCTAGACGCCAATAGTGATGCCACCGGCCGCAAGATGGTCGAGAACCTAATTGACCGATTGGTGGCCAAGGCCAAGGGCGACGAGCTTAAACAGGCCGGCGAGAAAATCGCTAGCACACTGCAGGGTAAGGAAGCCTCCATAGGCGCGCAGGTGGCCGGTGGCATGCTTGGCTACAGCGAAGGTGAGCGGCAGGTTGCCTCGGCGCGGGCCAAGGCCATCACCGATCTGCAGGCCCTGCGTGTGGCTGCTGATGCGGCGCTGGCCGATATGAAGGAGGGCACTCCGGAGCACGCGGCCGTGCTGGCGGGCATCGACGCCATCGACGTGCAGATCGCCAACGTCACGGCGTCGCAGCAGGTGTTCAAGCAGAAGATGGAGGACTTGGCCGTCTCCTCCTTCGGCGACTTCCTTGCCGATCTCACCACCGGCGCGAAGAGCTTCAAGGCCGCGTTCGCGGACATGGTCAAGAGCTTCGTGGCCGGCGTCGCGCGGATGATTGCGCAGGAAATTGCACTGCGCGCGGTCAAGACGGCGCTGAGTGCGTGGGGCGGCGGCGGGGCATCGGCCGGCGTCGCACACAGCGGCGGCGTGGCTGGTCGTATCGCAGTGAAGCGCAGTGTCAACCCGTTGCTGTTCGGCCACGCGCCGCGCTACCACAGCGGCGGCATTGCCGGGCTCAAGCCCGATGAAGTGCCGGCCATCCTGCAAATCGGCGAGCGTGTGCTGTCGCGCCGCCAGACGGCGATGTACGACGCTACGGTGGCCGCCGGCTCCAAGGCTGGGCGCGTCACAACGCCCATCGTCGCCATCGGCGATGACGCGGTGGCCAACGCGCTGGCCGGCGCCGCCGGTGAGGACGTGGTGATGACCCATGTGCGCAACAACTGGGAGGGGCTATCGCGTGGCGGTTGATCCGCAGCTGTGGCCCTTTGCCGGCGGCGGCGACGTGAGCTGGCAACCGGAATGGCTGACTGAAGTGCTGCGCCCGAATGCCGGCCTGGTGCAGCACCGGCAGCTGCGCGACCAGCCGCGCATGAGTGTGTCATTCCAGGGCATCGCCAGCGGCCAGCCGCGCCGCTGGCTGGAGAACCTGTTGGAGCGCCACGGCGCCCGCCGCTGGCATGTGCCGCTGCCGGGGGCTGGCTTCGTGCTAGGCGCGCCGCTGGCCGCCGGCGCGGCGGGTGTGCCGGGCACCACCGCCGGCACGCTCCTGCGAACGGGCGGACGCGTTGCGCTGGTACCTGTGGACCTGCCGCGCCTGGCTGAGGTGTTAACCGTGGCCGATGTGCAGCCCGCCGGCATCGTGCTGGCCGGCAACACGGCCAACACGCACCCTGCCGGCACGCGCGTGCTGCCGGTGTTCGAAGCGCGGCTGGTAAGCATCCCCGCGCTGTCCCGCTTCACCGGGGATGCCGTGCCCTGGGCGGTGGAGTTCGAGCTGGCCGAGCCGCTGCCGATCGACGCCGCCGCCAGCCCGGTGCTGTATCGCACGTTCCCTGTGCTGGACATGCCGATGGACTGGTCGAATGACCCGGATTGGCAGCCGCACCGCGAAACCCTGCGCGAGGACAACGACACCGGCCCGGTGTGGCTGGCCGATCCGCTCGGGCAATCGCAGATGATCATCAAGCGCCCGTGTACCGCCGTGGGCGCGGAAGAGCTCGCGCAGGTGCTGGGCCAGCTGTGGGCACTGGCCGGCCGCGCAAACCCGGTGTGGGTGCACACGCACGCGCACGACCTGGTGCTTGCCGCCGGCATGAGCGCGGGCAGCACGACGATGGACGTGGAATGGAGTGGCCTGGGCACCGGCCCGCGCCCACCAGGCCGGCGCGACCTGCGCATTGCCCTGCGCAATGGCACGGTGCTGCACCGCCGTGTGACCGCCGTGGCCGCGCCCAGCGGCGACGTGGAGCGGCTCACGCTGGATTCAGCGCCGGGTGTGGCCATCACCCCGGCTGAGGTGCTGCAGCTGTCGTGGATGTCGCTGTGTACGCAAGCCGCGGACGTGGTCCGCATCAACTGGTGGAAGCATGACGTTGCGCAGATCGAGCTCGCGTTTCAGGCGGTGCCCTATGAGCACTGAGGGAGGCCCGCATGTTCGGCGCGCGTGAGATAGCCCGCTTCTTCGGCCAGCCGGTGCACCTGTTCCGCTTCACGCTGGGGCCGCTGGTGTGGCGCTTCACCACGGCTTCCATGCCGGTGGTGCTGGGCGATGAAACCTTCATCCCCGCCGGCATCAGCCGCAGCGCCGTGCGCGAGACGGCAGAGCGGGCAAAGAACCAGCTCACCATCACCATGCCCTACGCGCTGGACCCGGCCGTGCACGACCCGCCGCCCACGCAGGAGTTCGGCAACATCTGGCGCCCGTTCCCGCCGTCCGAGCGTGTGTTCGTGACGTGCCTTGCGATGCACCGCGGCGATACCGACGCGGCAGTGGAGTGGATGGGCCACGTTGTGCAGCCCGACTTCACCCACACGCAGCTCAAGCTGACATGCGACCCCACCATTGCGCGCCGTCGCGCCAAGGGCGGTGGGCGCCGTGCGCAGCGTGCGTGCGAGGTGGCGGTGTACGGGCAGGGCCTGGGGCAGTGCAATCTGCTGAAAGAGGCCTTCGCCATTCCTGCCACGGCCACCGCGGTGAGCGGCCTGTCGGTGACTGCCGCTGAGCTGGCCGCCGCACCACTGGCGCTGGATGGCGGCTTCGTCGAGTGGACGCTACCAAACGGACTGGTGGAGCGGCGCACGATCATGTCGCACGCCGGCGCAGTGATCGAACTGGACTACGGCGCGGCCGCGCTGGCCCCGGCGTTGGCGTTCATCGCATACCCCGGGTGCCCGCACACTTGGGATGCCTGCGTGGCCCGCGGCAACACCGACAACTATGGCGGATGCCTGCACCTGCCGGTCAAGAATCCATGGAGTGGCAACCCCCCGTGATGACGAAAGAATCCATCCGCCGCTGGTGGCATATCACGCGCTGGCGTTTGCGTTACGCGCTGCTCGATACGCCGGCTGGGCGGCATGTGTGCCTGGCCCTTGCGTTGGTACTGGCGGCGGTAAGTGCGTGGCAGTTCTATGCCGGCATGCGTGCTCATGAGGCAGGAGAGCCGCAACAGGCGTGGGTGCAGATCGTTGTCGCGATCGTTGTCGCGCTCATCAGCTACGCGCTCACGCCGAAGCAGCCGGATGCCGTTGACCAGGTAGCCGAGGCGCCGCGTCTGATAGATGGTGCGGGCGTGCGCATGGTGTTCGGCGAGGTGTGGATCACCGATCCTGCGATCATCGGCTGGCGCAAGATGGGCACGAAGACCATCCGCGGCAAGAAGAGCGGCTTCAACGGCCGGCCGATCATCGGCTACTGGTACAAGCAGCTTTTCCACTTCCTGCTGTGCCGCGGCCCGGTGGATGCGGTGCTCGAGTTCCGCGGCGGCGACAAGACTGCATGGAAAGGCGAGATGACCGCCAGTGGCGAAGTGCAGATCAGCCAGCGCGACCTGTGGGGTGGACAGGGTACCGGCGGCGAGGGGGGCGTCGAGGGTCCGATGGAGTTCCTGTTCGGCGAGGCCGGACAGATGCCCAGCAGCTACCTCGCTGGCGCACTCGATCCCAAGCAACCCGCCTACCGGGGCCTGCTCACCGCGCTCTATAAAGGGGGACTGTGGGGTGCGTTCTCCCCTTACCCGAAAGCTGCGTCCTTCAAAGTGCGGCGAATTCTGGAGGGATGGGAACGGGATGAGGGGGCGTGGTATCCCGAGAAGGCTGAGGTCCCGCTGGCTGGGGCTGGTGTGGTTTTGCACGGGTCCGGTTGGGAATACCTGGTTGAGGTGTTCAGTGAGCCGAATACGGAATGGTCAAACTGGACGATTCCGGTCGGCGGATGGTTGCAGGGCGGGGAAATGCCGTACACGACAAACGGCACCTCGGGCGGCGCCTATTGGGCGCCAATGCGCAGCAATCTATGGGTTCGCCGCCGCGTAACAGCGGTCGCGAATAACCTAACGATGCGTATCGCTGCGGACAACGGGTGTGTGGTGTTTGTTGACGGGGTGTATTTCGGTGGCTCGAATGAGGCGAACGATCCAATCTCTGACAATACTCAGTACCCTGTCTTTCTCCCGCTATATGCAGGTCAGACCTTCGAAGTGCATGTCAAGGTATTCGCAGAGAAGACCCTTGATAAAGACGCCGGCGGGGTCCTCAAGATTGGGATAGACGGAGATCTTCCGGTTGCGATGAATCCCGCGCATATGCTCTATCAGTCAATCACCGACAGTTGGATGGCCTCAGAGCCTGAGTCTGGCATCAATGATGCAAGCTTTCGTGCTGCTGCTGACGTGCTCTATGCAGAAGGTTTCGGGCTGTGCACCGAGTGGGACTCGACCACGGAATCAGTGGAGCAGTTCCAGCAGCGCATCTGCGACGTAATCGGCGCCAACCTGTCGCGTAGTCCGGTAGATGGGCTGTGGTATCTGGACCTGATCCGCGGTGGATACGACCTCAACACACTGCCCGTACTCACTGACGACGACATCATCGAGTACAGCGAGCAGCCGGGCACGATGCAGGACGCGGTGAATCAGGTCATCGTCGAATGGCGTGACCCGCAGCGCCGAGAGGACCGTTCGACCGCGCCAGTGCAGTCACTGGGCGCCATCCAGGCAGTGGGTTCAGTTGTAGGGGAGGTGGCGGCATATCGCGAAATCCCTGAGGAGTCGCTCGCGTTGCGTGTAGCGGGCCGAAACTTGCAGTCGAAGGCGCGCCCCTTGCGCCGCATCTCCATCAAGACCACGCGGGTTGCCTACGCTTGGCGGCCTGGGCAGGTATTCCGCCTGCAGTCGATGAAGCGGGGCATCGCGGATATGGCTTGCCGCATCGGCGATGCTGACCGCGGCACCCTGCGCTCGGGTGCCATCGCACTCACGGTGCTGCAGGACGTCTTCGGGCTTCCGCAAGCTGTATATGTAACGCCTGATCCGTCGCCGGCGCCCGACGACGAAGTGCCGAAGCCCGTCGCTGCATCGGCCGTGCAGGAAGTTCCCTATGCGCTTTTGGCCGCACTTCAGCCGCCCGGCGAACTAGCGGCCCTGCCAGTGGAAGCTGGATATCTGTTCGCGGTGGCCGTGCCAGCCGGTGGGGAAATCGACTACAGCCTGCAGGTGGACGACGGCGGGGGCTACACGGAGCAGGCCGAATCGGACTGGAGTGCAACTGCCACGAATGTTTCCGAGGTCGGAAAGATGGACACCGTCATCGACATCACTGATGCCCGCGGTCTCGATGACGCGGTGATCGGCGCGATGGTGCTGTGGGGCGATGAAATCTGCCGATTGGATGCCGTGGACCTGATTGCTGGCAATATCACGTTGGGCCGCGGCTGCGCAGATACCGTGCGCGCCAAGCACGCCACCGGCGAGCGACTGTGGGTGATAGACGATTCCATCGCGCTGGATGCCACCCGCTACAGCGCCAGCGCCAGCATTTCGGCAAAGCTGCTGCCACGCACTACCAGTCAACGGCTTGGGCTGGCGGATGCTGCAGCGTCGGTGATCACGCTGGCCAGCCGTGCAGCGCGGCCTTATCCACCGGCTGCGGCCACGCTAAATGGCAGCGCTGTACCTGTGGAGATTTTCGAGGTGGCAGATGTTGCGTGGCTGCATCGCGACCGTGTCGCGTCTGCTGCGCAACTCATCGATCAGGCCGCCGCCAGCATCGGTCCGGAGGCCGGCACTACTTATACAGCGCGCTGGTACCTCGACGACGTGCTTGATCATACGGTCGAGGGCGTGACAGGCACGACGGCAAGCCACGCCCCAGCAGCGGATGGGCTGCTGCGTGTGGAGGTCGAGGCTGTGCGTGATGGCTTGGTCAGCTGGCAGATGCAAGTCATCGAGTGTGTATACCGCGTCACGCCCTACAGCGACTACGTCGACCAGAACGGCGACATTTACGCCGATCAGAACGGCGACACCTACCTCGGATAATAAAATGGCAACTAAACGAATTGAAGCAAACCCGCAACTCGCCGTACTGGTGGGCACGGAGTTTATCCTTGCCACGGCTGTAGCGGGCGGCACCGACACTGGCAGCAACCCCGTGGCGGAAGGTGCCGATATCAAGATCCCTGTGCATCAGCTGCTTGGCATGAAAGTGCATGCCGTTGTGGTCGCCGGAAGCGTGGCCACCGTTGACTGTGGCCATGGCCTGGTTCGGAATCACACGCTCCTGCTCACCGAGAATGTGACACTGGCCCTTTCGAATATAGCTCCCGCAGGCTATGTAACGGAGGGTGAGATACGCATTGTGCAGGATACGACTGGCGGTCGAGTCTTGACGCTTCCACCAGCGTTCAAGCCGCTCGGTGGCAGCGATATCGCGGTAAAAAGTGCAGCCAGTGGCGTGACGATCTTGGCGTACAAAACCATGAACGATGGAGCTACGGTGGAATATGCCATGCAGGAGAGTGCGTGATGCTGCGGCGTGTGTTGATCGCTAGCGGTTCCGGGGCGTGGGAGCCAGGGGCTCTTTCACCCCAAATATGGCTTGATGACGCAACTTCATTGACTGATGTGGGCGGTGCCGCAAGTGCCTGGGCGAATAAGGGGAGCGCGGGTGGAAGTTTTACTCAGTCCAACGCGGACAGAAGACCGGCGATTATCGCTGGTGGGCTGAATGGAAGGCGCACGCTGAGGTTCGACGGGTCCAATGACTACTTGTCAAGCACTGATAGCGCGGTCCGAAGTATATTTTCCAACGCAAGTGGTGCGTGGGTTTTTGCTGTCGTGAAGCGCGCGGCGACCAGCTCCAAGATATGCTCAGTTGTAGATGTGCGATCGGCCGGAGGAACTGTCTCCCGTCTTGCATGTTATTCAGGTGCTGATGTGGCAGGTTTTGAAAATAGTGGAACTTTGGTTGCTCGGCGGCTTGATGCTGACTCTGCCGGTGTTCTCAGGTCGCCCGCGGTCGCGACTGCTGCGTGGACAATGCTTTACTTCGGCATGGACTGGAGTTTAGGCAATGGACTGATTGTTACGAATGGTGGCAGCGCTGTGAGCGCCACACTGACGAGCTCTGGCACCACCGCTGCGACACTCCCGGGAACCATCTACATTGGTTCAGCCGCTACCTCTAGTTACAGTGACAATGAGGTGGCGATGCTCATGTGTGGAACTGGAGCTTTGCTATCGACTGGGGATGTCGATCGGCTATGTGACTGGGCTTCTTCGCGATACGGGCTGTGAGGTTGACGTTCAAATCGAACTCCCGTGTATCTGATACCTGTCTGAGGTCGTGAGTCGATCACAAACTGACTGCATGTCCTTGATGAACAAATGGTTGAACTGGCGTTCCTTTCCTGTCCCTGCCGGATGGAGTGTCCTTGTGTATGGTTCGTACCAGTAAGGGCCCTCGAACCCTGCTGAACGTAGCTCATCGTGAACCTGATGCACCGATGACCCGTACCTGGTCAGATGCTCTTCGGCGATCTCGATAATGACTGCAAGCAGCTTGGGGTTTCGAAGCGTGGTTTTGGCTCCCCTGAGCACTGACGCTTCGAACCCTTCGACATCGACCTTGAGTAGATTCGGAACATCATCTTGGCATTGGCTATCAAGAGTGAATACCGGCACTTCGACTGTAGAGGCGGTGGCGTTGACGGTGACATGGTTATAGCTCTTCAGTGCTGACGTAAAATGCAAAGTTCCTGTCGCATCGGCTATTCCGATTCGTTTCGCATTTACGAGGTGCGAGACGTCGTTTGCATAGACGTTCTGCATTAGCAGGTTGAACGTGGCAGGGACGGGCTCAATGGAGATTGTTCTGCATTTTGGGCCGCACGCTGCGAGTATCGTATAGGTCCCTACGTTCGCCCCTATGTCGCAGAACAAGTCACCAGGCCTTAGTAGGTGAAGGCAAAACGCCATGTCGTTCATTTCGCCAAGGCCGTAGCGGGCGGAGATGAGTACACTGCCGGAGTTCTCTGTCCATTGAAGAACTGAGTCCTCTACATAAGGGATCGCGATTGATCTTGTCGGCGAAAGAATGGCGGACGCTAGCCAACGATAGTAGTTGAGAACGGAGCGTATCGGTTTTTTTCGGTGCAGCGGATGCTGAGCAATCTCGATCGTCAGACGCATATACCGAAGCGCGGTTTTAATCATGTTGTCTATTGTTTCCTGTTGAGCGGTGATTTGGATCGGTTTCCGAACCTCTGGCGCACAGCCAATACACCCAGGCTCCTAAGCGGTCGTATTGGCCGATTTCGAGGTGTCCGCATAGTAAAGGTCAGAGTTCTCCGGAACTGCCAGCAGAATGGCCTGTGCGCGTCGCATCCTTTGCAGGACTAGGCGCCGGGCAGCATGCAAATCATCGTGATGGCCCGGGACCTCAATTTGGTCTTCCAGTCTCTGGATCAACAGGAGTAACTCCATGTAATCGAAAAGATCCTTGAGCGTGGAGGTTACGGCGGCTACTGGGGTCATAGATTGGATCCGGTGCGGTTGGGTGATTCATCCTCTATGCGCCGGGTGTGCTTGAAAAGCCCCGAAGCTATCGATCGGGCCCGGCCCCGTTCTATGGCCGACTGACTCCCTTCTTCGAGATAGCACAAATGACTCGCAACCTAAGTTAGTGATCGTGCATGCAGGAATTGCCCATTAAAACGTGATTACCGTCGAGGAAATGGGCGGTGCTCGCTGATTCATTAAATTATAGATGCGCAATAAATGGTGTTGGAGTGGACATGCTCAGGCCGGGGCGGGGCGTGGACACCCGGGCCGTGGATGGGCTGCGCTAGCGGTTAGGCTCACCAAAGGCACACGTTCGCGCAATTCTCTTGCAGCGCAATGTGATTCGGTTCCGATAAGCGGCACCATCTATGGTGATTGGTTGTCCTTCGCCTGCACCCTATGTTGAAGTTTCTCCGGGCGAAGGTTCGTATAGCGTTTCAGCGTCGCCCAGCTTTCATGCAGCGTGAAAAGCGCGACTTCATGTATCCCGTAGCCTGCCTCGAATAGCCGACTCGTTGCTTCGTGGCGAAGATCGTGGAACCGGAGGTCGCTGATCTCGAGGAGATGGCAGGCGCGAGTAAAGGCGGCCCCGATTGACTTGGCTTCGAACGGGAAGATCAAAGGGTTGTCGCTGCCATCCAGCATCAGTAGCTTGGGTTGCCGGCTGATGATTGCCAAGGCTTCTGGTTGCAGCTTGAACATTTTGTGGTTGCCGAGTTTGTGGGTCGGATGCTTTACGTCCCGCAGCCGGCAGACGGCATTATTGGTATCCAGATCTTCCCAGCGTAGCCGTGTGATTTCTTCCTGGCGGCGGGCGCTATGGATCGCAAACCACATGATGTCCCGCATGGGGATTTCAGAACGGGCATCGCGGCGCGCGAAGGCCTCATCCAGCCGTAGTAGCTCGGCAGCGCTGGGGCGCCTGTCCCTTTGCTTGGGCTTACCAATCATGCGCTGCTGCCTTAAATACTCTGCCGCGTCATCGAGTTCCTGGAGTGGGACGGGGACGCGTAACGCGACTTTGGCGGCGCGTAGCACCTGCCGTAACCAGATGAGGTCATTGGCTGCTGTCGCGGGGCCGGCTCCCGCTTTCCTGCGCCCTTGGGTGTAGGCAATGAAGTCAGCGTGGGTCAGG